GCCAGTCGCGATTTGCCAACGCGCTCAATTTTCGTGGAGAGCCGCATTTGCCGGGTAATGATTTGCTGACGCGTTATGGCGGGGCATAACGCGCGACGCGACGTCCGCGATCTTCTGGGCGTGCCCTTCCGGTTGCACGGACGCGATCCGTTCACCGGCCTCGATTGCGTTGGCGTGATCGCTTGGGCGCTCGGCGAGGAAATGGTGCCCACAGGCTATCGGCTGCGCCAAGGTTCGCCCGACGCCATCGTCACGGGCCTCGAAGCTGCCGGCCTTGTCCGCGTGTTGGGCGCGCAGCCGGGTGACGTGATGGTTTTCGCGGTCGGCCCCGCGCAATTTCATCTGGGCGTAAGCACAACGGACGGCATCATTCATGCCTGCGCGCTCCTGCAGCGCGTGGTCCTGTCACCCGCAACGGCGTGGCCTGTCATCGGTATCTGGCGGAAGGGCAGCTGAAATGGCGACACTGGTTCTGACGGCGGTGGGCACGGCGATCGGCGGACCGATTGGCGGTGCGATCGGCGCGATCATCGGCCAACAGGTCGATCAGCGAATCTTCGCACCCAAGGGCCGCGAGGGGCCAAGACTTGGCGATCTGGCCGTGCAGACGTCGCGCTACGGCAGCGCTATCCCCAAAATCTTCGGCAAGGTTCGCGCCGCCGGGACTGTCATCTGGTCGACCGATCTGATCGAGACGCACCAGTCGCAATCGAACGGCAAAGGCCGACCCAAAACCGAGAACTATAATTACGCGGCATCGTTTGCGGTAGTTCTGTCCGCCCGGCCGATCGTGCGCATCGGGCGGATCTGGGCGGACGGCAATCTGTTGCGCGGTGCCGAAGGCGATTTCAAAACCGCCTGCCGGTTTCGCCTGCTCGACGGCAGCGAAGATCAGGCGGCCGATCCGTTGATCGCCGCGGCCGAAGGCGTAACGCCAGCCTATCGGGGCTGTGCCCTGGCAATCTTCGAGGACTTTCAGCTGGCGGACTATGGCAACCGCATCCCCACGCTGAGCTTTGAGATCATTGCCGACGAAAGCGCGCTGAGTATCGGTTCTGTCGTTCGGGCGCTCAGCGCCGGTTCCATCCGCGGCGATACCGCGGTTTCGGTCGAAGGCGTTGCCATTCAGGGCGATAGCGTGCGCGGTGTCGCGACGGCGCTTGCCGCAGCGGTCCCGTTGTCGCTGCGTGATGACGGTGACGTTCTCAGGATCGTCGAGGGAGTCGGCGTTCCGCGCGCCGTTGACTCGAACGACCTCATCGATCGGGGGCTAAAAGAAGACCGCCGCGCCGTGGCCAGCCTCCCCGAGGCGCTTTCAATCGCGTATAACGACAGCGCGCGCGACTATCAGCCCGGGGTTCAGCGTGCGCGGCGCGAAGGAGGCTCGCGACGCGAGGACCGGCTCGATCTTGCCGCGACGCTCGAAGCAGCGACCGCGAAGGCCATCGCCGAGAACCGCCTGACTCATCTGTGGCGCGAACGACGGACCGCAAAGGTGTCGGTGACATGGAGCGCGATCGATTTGCGGGCAGGTGATCGCGTGACGTTTGTCGGACACCCGACCATCTGGCGCGTGGCGCGCACCAGTTTCGAGAAAATGGCATTGAAGCTGGACCTTGTCCCCGTTGGTGACGCGACCATCGCGCCGGGCAGCGCCGATCCCGGGCGCAACGTGGCGCAGGCCGATTACCCGCACGGGCCAACCGTCATCGCTCTGCTCGATCTGCCGCCACTCGGAGACAGCGCCGATAGCGAGGCGCAGCTTGTCGTTGCCGCCAACGGCCAGTCGCCGGGCTGGCGTCGTGCTGCTCTGCTGGCGAGCGGTGACGGCGGGGCGAGCTTTGTCGACATCGGGACGACGGCGCTGCCCGCAACAATGGGCACGGCGCTCGCGGCGTTGGCGAACGGCGACACCTGGCTGATTGATCGCATCAATTTCGTCGACGTGATGCTGGTCAATGAGATCCTATTGCTCAACGACGCCGACGAGGACGCACTGTCGGGCGGCGCAAACCTCGCCATGATCGGGCGCGAGGCGCTGCAGTTTGGTCGAGCGCTTCCGCTCGGTGGCGGGCGCTGGCGGCTGAGCGAGCTATGGCGCGGACGACGCGGCACTGAGCCCGAAATATCGCTGCACGTCGCCGGTGAGAGCTTTGTGCTGCTCGAGCCTGTAACGTTGGCCCGCGTACCGGCGGCATTTGCTCTTGCTGATGCGCAGATCATGGCCACCGGTCTAGGCGACGACATTGCTGTGATGGCGGCCGCGAACGGAACGGGGTTGGCGGTCAGACCGCTGAGTCCCGTTGGGCTGCGCGTCGATCGTGTCGGCGGTGAAGTACGCCTCGGCTGGACACGGCGAAGTCGGATCGGTTGGCGATGGCGCGACGGTATCGACGTGCCTTTGGGCGAAGAGCGTGAGCGCTATCGTGTCACGCGGATGGCCGACGGCCTACCGCCCCTGGTGTCTGAGGTAAGCGAACCGCGTTGGACTTATCCGTCGGGGGTGCTGGCGGACGATCGTCAGGCAGGCGCGCGCGAAGCAATCGTGACCGTTGCCCAGATCGGGGCGTTCGGGATCTCTCCGGCGGCGGTAACGATCGATCTCATTTAGGAGGTGTTATGGCTGACCTGACGAATCGACTTGGGCTGCCACTGCTTGCGGTGGCGCAAGCGCAAAAGGAAATGACGCACAATGAGGCGCTCGCCCTGATCGACATTGCGGTTCAGCCGGTTGTGCAGGCAGTCGGGCTGGACAGTCCACCGGTAGCACCGATTGGGGGGCAGTGCTGGATCGTCGGGGCGAATGCGTCCGGCGTCTGGGCGGGGCAGGCTGGCGCTTTGGCCGCGTGGACAGCGGGAGGCTGGCGGTTCATCAAACCGTTTGAAGGGATGCAGGTCTGGTCCAACAGCGACCAGACGATGGCGCGATACGAATCCGCGAGCTGGCTCAAAGGCGTGCTGCGCGGCAGCATGATTCGGATCGACGGCACCAAAGTCGTTGGTGTTCAGCAGCTTGCAATCGCTTCCCCGAGCAGCGGCGTCGTCGTCGATGCAGAGGCGCGAACGAGTATTTCTGCCATATTGTCTGCATTGCGCGCTCATGGCTTGATCGCGATTTCCTGATAGACCGCCAAAAGTTGCGACATTTGCGCAACACTGCGACGATTTGTGCGCTTGCGTGGGAAACATGCATTGGCTAGGGCGTTCTTCGCTGTCCTGAGTGACAAACAAGAAAGGGGATTTTCTATGCGGAAGCTGGCTATCGTCGCCGTGCTCGCCTCCACCGCCATGGCCTCACCCGCCCTAGCGCGTGATGACTCGTGGTATATTGGTGTTGAAGGCGGTCCACAGATCGTCGAGCGTTTGAATTTGGATATCGCTCGTGTTGGTGGGCAGGCGACTGCACGTCAGCGCGCCGGGTATGATGTCGATGGTATCATCGGTCACGACTTTGGCGTGGTCCGCGTTGAAGCGGAAGTCGGTTATCGCGAGTCGGATTTGAAGGGCTATAACAGCCTTGTGACCGTTCCGCTCGACACGCCGGTGCGTTTTGCGCCGGCTGGCAACTATCGCAATCCCGCCGGTAAGACGTCAGCCCTCAGCTTTATGTTGAACGGCCTGATCGATTTCGGCGACGATGACGGCGTCCAAGGATTCGTTGGCGGCGGCGTTGGCGTGGCTCGCGTCAAGCTGAGCGGCTACTCGATCAATCCGCGCGGCGGCTTCCTCGATGACTCGGATACCGGTTTTGCCTATCAGGGCATCGCTGGCGTTCGCGCACCGCTGACCGATCACATCGACGTTGGCTTGAAGTATCGCTTCTTCAACGCGGACAAGGTCGATCTGGTCAACCGCGTTGGTAATGCGGTTCGCACTCGCTATCGCTCGCACTCGATCCTGGGCAGCTTCATTTATAACTTCGGTTCGCCCGCTCCGGTGGTCGAAGCGCCGACGCCTGCGCCGCAGCCGATGCCCGCTCCCGATCCGACGCCGGTTCCGGAAGTGACGAAGGTTTGCACGCCTGGGCCGTACATCGTGTTCTTCGACTTCGATCGGTCGGAAATCACGGCCGAAGCATCGTCTATCCTCGACAACGCAATCACGGCTTATGCCGATTGCGGTTCGGCGCAGGTCATGCTCGCCGGTTATACCGACACGTCGGGAACGCCGAAGTACAACCTCGCACTTTCGCAGCGTCGTGCCGATGCGGTTTCGGCTTACATGAGCTCGAAGGGCATCCCCGGCGGCGTCATCACGACGAAGGCTTTGGGCGAAACCAACCTCCGCGTGGCGACCGGTGACGGTGTTCGCGAACTTCAGAACCGTCGTGTGGAAATCACCTACGGTCCGGGTTCTGGCATGTAAGCCATTTCGTTTCCTTCGCGGAAACGAGAATGAGGGGGCCGGTCGAAAGACCGGCCCCTTTTCGTTTGCGGCCAGCTTCTCTACGGAAGCACCAACTGTGCAGACGAATGGAATTCAATGAAGATAACAATGATCGGCGCGGGCTATGTGGGCCTCGTCTCGGGCGCGTGCTTTGCCGATTTCGGCCATTCGGTCGTTTGCGTCGACCTCGACCAGAGCAAGATCGACGCGCTCCACGCGGGACGCATGCCGATCTTTGAACCTGGACTTGCCGAACTGGTCCGCGTCAACGTCGAAGCCGGACGTCTCACTTTCACAACAAAGCTCGCCGAAGCTGCGTGCGACGCCGACGCGATCTTTATTGCGGTGGGCACGCCGTCCCGCCGGGGTGATGGCCATGCAGATCTGAGTTATGTGTTCCAAGCCGCTCGAGACATCGGCGCGGCGGTCAGCCGTCCAACGGTCGTCGTCACCAAGTCGACGGTTCCCGTGGGCACGGGTGACGAGGTTGAGCGCATTCTGCGTGAAGTTGCACCCGATATAGATATTGCGGTTTGCTCGAACCCCGAGTTTCTACGCGAGGGCGCGGCGATCGGGGATTTCAAACGGCCCGACCGGATCGTGATCGGCGCCGACGATGAGCGGGCGAGAGCAGTGATGCGCGACGTCTATCGCCCGCTGTATCTCAACCAGGCCCCGCTGCTGTTCACGAGCAGGCGGACGGCCGAGCTGATTAAATATGCAGCGAATGCATTTCTGGCGACAAAAATCACGTTTATCAATGAGATCTCCGATCTGTGCGAAGCCGTAGGGGCCGACGTCAAGGATGTCTCGCGCGGCATCGGTCTTGATAATCGTATCGGTTCGAAATTCCTGCATGCGGGCCCCGGTTATGGCGGATCGTGTTTCCCCAAGGACACGCTCGCGCTGCTCAAGACCGCCGAAGATTTCGAGACGCCGATGCGGATCGTCGAGGCGACCGTCGCCGTCAACGAAGGGCGCAAGCGCGCGATGGGGCGCAAGATCATTACCGCTATGGGCGGCGATGTCCGCGGCAAGACGGTCGGGCTCTTGGGACTCACATTCAAGCCCAATACCGATGACATGCGCGACGCGCCGTCGCTCGCGATCGCGCAGGCGCTGATCGATGCCGGGGCCACGGTCCGCGCGTTTGATCCCGAGGGCATGGATGTCGCACGGACGCTGATGCCGGACGTCGTTTATTGCGCTGGACCGTATGAGGTCGCCGAAGGTGCGAGCGCGGTTGCGATCGTGACCGAGTGGGATGCCTTTCGCGCCCTCGATCTCAAGCGATTGACCGATGCGATGGCCGAAAAACTCATCGTCGACCTGCGCAATATCTACGATGCCGGCGATATGGCGAAGCTCGGCATCGCCTACGAATGCGTCGGCCGTCCCGCCTGACGATCAGATGCTTTTATAGGCCCTGAACCACTGCACGAACTTCGGAATGCCTACGCTTATTTCGGTGGTCGGCGCGTATCCGAGATCGCGTGAGATCGCGCCGATATCGGCGTAGGTTTCGTGGACGTCGCCCGCCTGCATCGGTTTGAGATCGAGTATGGCCTTGCGTCCGCACGCGGCTTCGATGACTTCGATCATCCGCATCAGCTCTTCTGATTTGCTGTTCCCGATATTGTAAAGCTGATGCGGGCTCGCTGTCCCGCAATCGACCGGCGGCTTGTCGATGCAAGCGATCACGCCCGCGACGATATCGTCGATATAGGTGAAATCACGCCGCATCTTGCCGTTGTTGAATACCGGGATTGGCTTGCCGTGCAGTATATTGTCGGTGAACATCCACAACGCCATATCGGGGCGACCCCAGGGGCCGTAGACGGTGAAAAAACGGAGTCCCGTCAGCGGGATGCGATAGAGGTGCGCGTAGGTTTCGCTCATCAGCTCGTCGGCGCGTTTGGTCGCAGCATAGAGTGAAACCGGAGAGTCTGCACGATCCTCCACGCGGAATGGCAGCGATGTATTGCCGCCATAAACCGACGATGACGAGGCATAGACCATCGGAATAACGCGGGTTCGCGCCACTTCGAGCATTTCGAGATGCCCGACGAGATTGGCTTGCACATAGGCGCGTGGATTTTCGATCGAGTAGCGCACCCCGGCCTGCGCCCCGAGATGGACGACGTGGTCAAATTGCGCGTCTCTCAGCGCACCGTCGAGCTCGGTCCGGTTGCTGAAGTCAGCCTTGGTGAATTGAAATTCAGGAGACGCCAGCTCGGCCAGGCGATCGTGCTTCAGCTGCGGATCGTAATAGTCGTTTAGATCGTCGATCCCCAAAACCGAATCGCCACGCGCCAGCAGCGCCTTGGCAACGCTGAAACCGATAAATCCTGCAGCACCTGTGACGAGAACGCGCATTCAGCCGACCAGGCGAATCGCTGGTTGCGTGACTGCGCGAGGCTGATCGGGCCAGATGCCGCGCGTGTCGTAAACCTGTTTGTCGCTCCGTTCATCAAGCGGCACCGATTTGAAGATATCGTGATCGACGAGAACGATGAAGATCGTGCACCGGGCAAGCGCGGTGTCGATATCGGTCAGCGTCGCCCCGGTTCCGGCAAGAATGGGCGGCAGCGTATCGGCGTGCGGTTCGACGATCTGAATGCGTGGCCCAAAGCGGCGGCTCAGCGTTTCGGCCACCTTCAGCGCGGGGCTCTCGCGAAAATCATCGATATTCGCTTTGAACGCGAGGCCCAGGCAGGCGACGGGCGCGCCCGGATTGGCCTCGATCAGCGCCGATGCCTTGGCGATGACGTGATCGACCTTCGCATCGTTCACTTCGCGCGCGGTGCGGATCAGCGGCGTGCTGTCCGGCGCGCTGTGGACGATGAACCACGGATCGACCGCGATGCAATGCCCGCCGACGCCGGGGCCGGGTGTCAGGATGTTCACGCGCGGATGGCGATTGGCGAGCCGGATGACTTCCCACACGTCGAGATCGAGATCGTCGGCGACCAAAGACAATTCGTTCGCAAACGCGATGTTGACGTCGCGAAACGCATTCTCGCTGAGCTTGACCATCTCGGCCACGCGCGCGCTCGTCGTCACGCAGGCACCGCGCACGAATTTGCGGTAAAATGTCATGGCCTTGCGCGCGCAGCGCGGCGTGATGCCGCCGATACAGCGATCATTGTCGATCAGCTCGACCAGGATGCGGCCCGGCAGGACGCGCTCGGGGCAATAGGCGATGGCGATATCGGCGCTGCCGTTGCCCGCATGCGGCACTTTCAGATCGGGGCGAAGCCGGGCGATCAGATCGCGCACAGCTTCGGTCGTCCCCACTGGAGAGGTGGATTCGAGCACGATCAGATCGCCAGCCTTCAGCACCGGCGCGATCGTGCGCGCGGCGGCCAGGACGTAGCTGGTATCGGGCGCGTGATCGTCACCAAAGGGAGTCGGCACGGCGATCAGGAAAATGTCGGCAGGCTCGATAACCGTCGACGCGCGGAGCGTGCCGCGCGCAACGACGCCCTGAACGAGGCCGTCGAGATCGACTTCCTCGATATGAATCCGCCCCGAATTGATCGTTTCGACGACATGCGCGCTGATGTCTACGCCAAGCACCGACATCCCCGATCGCGCGATCACGGCGGCGGTCGGCAGGCCGATATAGCCAAGGCCGATGACCGCGACCGAGGGATTAAATTGCGAAGCCATCGGCAATCACCTTTGCAATACGGGCCGACGCATGGCCATCGCCGTACGGGCTGTGCGCGCGCGCCATGCTTTCATAAGCCGCGCTATCGTCGAGAAGCGTGAAGGTTTCGGAAACGATACGTGCGGGGTCAGTGCCGATCAGTCGCGCGGTGCCGGCGATAATGCCCTCAGGCCGCTCGGTGGTTTCGCGCATCACCAGCACGGGCTTGCCGAGCGAGGGCGCTTCCTCCTGCACGCCGCCGCTGTCGGTCAGCACGAGATCGGCCATATCGAGCAAACGGACGAAATGCGGATAATCGAGCGGCGCGATCATCGCCACGTTATCGAGGCCCGCAAGCGATGAGTCCATCGCCGCGCGAACGTTGGGGTTGGGGTGGACGGGAAAAATCACCGCCACATCGCTCCGCCGCGCGATCTCGGCAATTGCCAACGCCATACCGCGCATAGCTTCGTAATTCTCGCGCCGGTGCGTCGTCACCGCGATGATGCGTTTGCCGTTGAAGCGCCGGGCAAGATCGTCGAGCCCGGCACCAAGCGTGCGGTCTGCATTAAGCCGGTCGCGCGTGGCGAGCAGCGCATCGATCACGGTGTTCCCGGTTTCGAAGATCGTCGCCGGATCGATGCCCTCGCGGCGCAAAGCATCGGCGGCAGTGCGGGTCGGCGCGAAATGCTGATCGGCGATCGGTGCGACGATGCGGCGATTAACCTCTTCGGGCCAGGGGTGATGAATGTCGCCGCTGCGCAGGCCGGCCTCGACGTGCGCGACCGGAATCTTGCGATAATAAGCAGACAGCGCGCCGACCATTGCCGTCGCCGTATCCCCCTGCACGACGACGCGATCGGGCTTTTCGGCGTCGAATGCGCTGCCAAGGCCCGTTAGCAGCGCCGCCGTCAGGCTATCGAGCGACTGGCCGGGCCGCATCAGATCAAGATCGGTATCAGGGACGAGCCCGGCAAGCGACAGGACCTGATCGAGCATGTCGCGGTGCTGCGCGGTGACGCAAATGCGCGTCTCGAGCGTTGGCTGGGCACGCAGTGCAGCGATCACCGGGAACAGCTTGATGGCTTCGGGCCGCGTCCCGAACACGACAAGGATTTTGCGTTTAGCGTTCACAGTGCATTCCGTCGCATTTCGATATCACAGTATGTTGGCGCAGGCCCTGCATCGGAGCATAGAGCATGACGCGCGTTGAGAGCGCGTAAACGGTTGCAAATAATCCGGGAGGTAGTTCGATGCGCAGCCTTGCTGTTTTGGCCCTGGCAACCGCGCTTGGCGGATGTATGTCGAACATGGTGTCGCGCTCGGATGCGCGCGGAAGCGAACTGGCGGCCGAGCTGATCGGTTCGGATGGCACGCCGCGGGGCACGGCCCGCGTGGAAACATCGGGCGGCGGGATGCGCATGAAGATCGAAGGCATCGATCTGCCCCCGGGCGTACACGGTGTGCATATCCACGCGGTCGGTCGCTGCGAGCGCCCCGCTTTCGAGAGCGCCGGGCCGCACTGGAATCCGGCAGTTCGGCAGCATGGCCGTGACAATCCGATGGGTGCCCACCGTGGTGACCTGCCCAATCTGCTCATCGGCACCGATGGCCGCGGCGATATCGCCTTCGATCTGGCGGGTGGGCCGGGCGACCTGCTTGACGCCGATGGATCGGCGATCGTGATCCATGCCGACGCCGATGACTTCCGCACTGATCCCAGCGGGAACAGCGGCGCGCGGCTGGCCTGTGGCGTGTTCGCCGTCCGTTAGACCGGTTCGCCCGCTGCCCGTGCGCGTTCGAGCAGCGACGCTTCGGCGGCAGGCACCGAGCGCCAGGCGAAGAATAGCAGCGTGACCGAGACCGGCGCGACGATCAGGAGCGACAGCACGCCGGTTTGCAGGCTCCCCGACACTTTCGACACGAACCCGGCAAGATAAGGCCCCAAAGCCAGACCGATCAGCGCGGTTGCGATGAAAAAGGTGGCGGTCGCCGTGCCGCGCATCCGTGGCAGGACCAGATCCTGCGTCGTGGCGGCCGCCGCACCCAGCGCTGCAGGCGCGAGGAAGCCAGCGCAAAAGCTCATCACGTAGAAAAGCGGCACGCTCGTCGTCGTGAAGGCGATCGCGATCGGGATCACCGGGCCGAGCACGCCGATGAAGACAACGACGATCCGTCCATTGGACCTCGTCTTGCGCAGTCGATCGGCCAGCCGCCCGCCGAGCACCACGCCGAGGAAACCCGCCACCGCTGCACCGCCGCCGAGCCACACGCCGATCGCAGGCTTGCTCTGACGCAGCACCGTTTCGGCATAAAGTGGGCTGAACGCTGCGAGGCCATAGGAGACGAACGCGATCAGTCCGTAGCCGAGCGCGACCTGGAGAAACGCCGGCGTCTGCCAGATCAGCCGGAACGTGGCGGGATCGCGCACGCGCAGCGCTGACGCCCAGGAGAATACAGCATAAACGCCGATGCCAACCGCAATCCATTGCGCGGTCGATTTCGTCACGGCGATCAGCAGCGCGGCTATCCCGGCGACCAGTGCGGCGACGAGGATGTTGACCATCAACGCCCGCCCCCCGCGCTGGCCCGCGCCGATCAGTGTGAATGGCGGGATGATCGTAACGAGTTCGGCGAAGAAATCGGCAAAGGGCTTCGGCGACGTCGGCGTCACAATGCCATCGGCTTGCCCGCGTAACGGTTCGCGTAGCGTCGCCACCCAAAGCGCAAGGATCAGTCCCGGCACGCCGACCGCCATGAATGCCGCTTGCCAGCCGACAAGGCCGAATGGGCCGCCGCCCGGATAAGCCGCGTTCCAACCGCCGACGACGGCACCGCCGATGCCAAGCGAAAGTCCGCCGCCGATGAATATCCCGGACGAATAGACCGCCAGTGCGGTCGCGCGCTTGTTTCGCGGAAAATAGTCGGAGAGCAGCGAATAGGCGCAAGGGCTCGCGGTCGCCTCGCCAATGCCGACGCCGATCCGCGCGCCCGCGAGTTCGGTTCCGCTGCGCGCCAGCCCCGACAGCGCCGTCATCGCCGACCAGATCGCCAGCCCGATCGAGATCAGGCGGACGCGGTGCCAATTATCCGCGAGCCGACCGAGCGGAATGCCGAACAGCGAGTAGAAAACGCCGAACGCCGTGCCGTAAAGAAAGCCGATATCGGCATCATTCAGCCGCAGGTCGCGCTTGATGTCGGCCGCCAAGATGCTGAGGATCTGCCGGTCGATAAAGTTCAGCGTGTAAACAACGGTCAGCAGGACGAGGACATAGTTCGCATAGCCACGACTTGGCGGCCGGAGAGCGGTGGTAGCCAAGCAGCGGTCCTCTCGTTTTCTCGTTTCGCAACGGCTAGCAGAGCCATGGGCCATCGCCAAAGCGGATTTTCACAGTGCATTGGCCCGAAGATCAACGCTTGGAGTGACGTATGGCAGGGCCGCTTTCGGGAATACGGATCGTCGAATTCGCCGGGATCGGGCCAGGGCCGTTTGCCGCTATGATGCTCGCCGATCAGGGCGCCGACGTCATCCGCATCGATCGGCCCGGCGCGCAACTCAACCCGCGCGATGCGCTGTCGCGGTCGCGACGGTCGATCATTCTCGATATGAAGAACCCGGCGGGGCGTGACGCCGCACGCGATCTGTGCCTGAGCGCCAATGGCCTGATCGAGGGGTTTCGTCCCGGCGTTATGGAGCGGCTCGGCCTTGGCCCCGAACCTCTTCTCGATGGCAATCCCGGGCTCGTTTACGGGCGGATGACCGGCTGGGGCCAGTTCGGGCCGCTCGCGCCCATGGCGGGGC